GGTCCGTCATCGGGGAAGTTCTCCATGCGCTCGACGGCCTTGGTGAGTTCGACGATCTTCAGGCCGCGCTCCTCCTTGGAGCCGCCGAGGAGTCGCATGGCGTTGACCGTGACGCCGTTCGCCTTCAGGAAGGTGATGACTGCGGCAAGCTCCGGAGCGGTGAGCTTGTCGCCGCTCTTGAGCATCGCCAGGAATCGGCCCGCGAGAAGGTCGTGGATGTCGACCAGCGCCTTCTCCTTGCCCTCCATGTCACTTGCCATGCTTCAGGTCCTTCAGGTCCTCGCGGACCACGCCCATCAGCGCGCGAAGCTCGGTGAGTTGCTCGCTGATCTTCAGGCCGGAGATTTCGTCGCGGATCATCCGCTTCACGTCCTCGGAGTCCGGGCGCTGCTTCATGTCCACCACGAGGGCGTCCACGGCCGCCCGGGTGGCGGTCGCGGAAACCTCCGCGGCGTCGATCTTGGCGTTCAGCTTGGCTCCAAACGTGAAGAGGCTCCCCAGGAGGACCAAGAGAGAAATGATCTGCGAGACGGTCGAGAGCTTCGACGCCTGGAGCTTGATCGCGGATTCGCTCACGGGTCACCGACCTTCTGGAAGAGGAGACAGGCGTCAAGGACCTTCAGGTCTCCCGCCGATCCGGCCGTCGCCACGACCTTGAGGTCGAGCGTGCGGGGGCCGCCGGTGACCGTGATGCAGTCCGACTTGGTGACGGCGAAGACGCCGTTCGAGACCAGCGACCATCCGGCCGCATCCGACGCCAGGATCGAGCCGCCCGCGATCCCCGTGCCCATGACGACCGCGTACTTGAGCGTGCGCGTGGCTCCGGATTGGTTCTGGAGCGTCATGGAGAAGGTGACCAGGTAGGTCCCGTTGGCGAGGGAGACCGTCGGGGAGGCGGCCCCAACGTCGGCCGAGCCGTTGTTCAGGGCCGTCCCGAGTCCGGCGATGGCGATGCGGTTGGCGTTCGTAGCCGCCCAGCCGCCGGTGGCGTCGACCTGGACGGCCGAGTTCACCGTAAACTGGACCGGAACGACCACGTCCAGCATGCCGCCGTTACGGCCGTAGACCCGGTTCCCGGACATCGCCAGATTGGCCCCGCCGACCGCGGGCATCTGGCCGCTGGCGGCGAGCAGCGGGATCTCGTTGACCGAGGTTCCGGTGTTGCGCACCGCGGCGGTTCCGAGGCCCATATTGCTGCGCGCGACGGCCTTGTCCGGAACGTCCGAGAGGTTGTTCCCAAGCTGGTTGTAGCGGGCATCCGCCTGGGACGTGAGCGGGACCTGGCTTGCGCCCGTCCCAGTGTCGACCAGGGCGGCCGTCTTCAGGCCCAGCCCGTTGCGCACCGCGGCCGAAGTCTTGACCGCCCAGGCCCCGCTGGAGACCATGAGGCAGGAGGCATCCGGAGCGGTCGAGACGTTCGGGAGATTGCCGGTATTCAGGGCGACGGCCTGCACGTCCGAGAGCCGGGCCGCGTCGGACGGATTGGAGGGAGCCCCGAGGTCGGTGATGGTCCGGCCCTTGGCCGTCGCACCGCGCTCGTAGTCGTAGCCCGAGCCGCCGTCGTCGGTCGGGATCTGGGCCGCCACGGCGCGTTCGGCCGCGTCCGCATCCTCCTGGGCGATGTAGAGCAGTTGGAGGAAGGCGGTGTTGAGGTCGGTCACGTCCAGAGCGCCGGGGGCGAAGTTCACAAGCTGGCCCGCGGCCGTCCTCGGAGTGACCCGTTGGAAGCGCACGGTCTCGCCTGCATTGATCGGGCCGGGGACGCTGACGACCCAGGCCCCGGTCGAGCCGGTGACCGCGGTCGGGGTGACCTCCGCTCCCGCCACGAAGACGTGCAGATGGGTCTTGGTCAGCGCCGCCAGGGTGCAGTTGACGGCGACGCTGGAGCCGGACGCGGCCGCGCCGGGGCTCGCCACGTCTTGCCAGGAGTAGGACATTGAGATTCTCAGAGGTCGGAGACCCGGAGTCCCGAGAGGGGACCCCGGGCCGTTGGAATCAGATGGAGGCCTTCAGCGCCCGGATGCGGGCGTCCTCGGCCGCCAGCGCGGGCATTTCCCGCGTGGTCTGGATGAAGGCCCGGCGGCGGTAGCGGTTCAGGACATTGTTGATCTCCTGAGCCCGCGGGCTGTCGAGGCCTTGATCGAGGTAGTAGGGGAGCTTCTGGTAGGAGGCCGAAGCCACGAGCTTCGCCAGCGCCTCGTTGAGGGAGCGCCCGCCGATGCGGACGTTCTGGTGGTTCTCCATCCAGCGATCGTAGGCCGACCTTCCGTCCTCGCCCCGGATCGACCGAAGGTCGACCCCGGCGTAGGTGGAACGCGGGATGGCGAAGCCGTGACGGAGCTTGGCGATCTCCTGCCGCACCGGATCGTTGCTGGCCTCCGACGCGGAGAGCGGGGAGACCGTGTTCAACCAGGTGCCGAAGAGATCCGCTCCGGCCGCCTTCTTGCGGTCGATGGGCAGCCCGAGGATGTCCCGGCGAGGTTCGAGGGAGTTCGAGAGGCCCGGCACGCGGTTCTGGATTTCGTCCAGGTAGCCGCGGATCTGCCGGAGATCCGTGTCCAGCGCGTCGGTCGTCTGCGAGGCCAGCGAGGGCACCGCCAGCGCGCCGACGATGCGGCCGGTCACGTTCTTCGCCTCCTCGACGGGGTTGCTCATCAGGTCGGCGAAGTTCACGAGGCCGGTGAAGAAGCTCTTGTTAGTGAAGTTCTTCGTGAGCGCCGTGACCAATGCCGCGAAGATGTCGCCGTACTCGTGGTCGGCCTCGCTCGGTTGCGACCGGGCCAGGCTCTCCATGATGTCGGCCCCCGTTCCGATCAGCGTGGAGATCGGCTCGAAGCGGGAGTAGTTGTAGTAGGTGTCGCCGATCTTGAAAGAATAGGGACGCCAGCCGGACGCCATGAGCGCCGCCTTTTCGTCCTTGTTCTTCGGACCGCCGCCGGTGATCGCGCCGGTCCCGGTGTAAGCCAGGATTCCGGCGAGAGCCCCGACTCCGGCCGTCAGTCGGCCCATGACCTCTTGACGAACCAGCGGGTCCTGGCTCGTGAACGCCCGGTGCGTCGCCGTGTCCAGCACGCCCGCCAGCCTGCCGCCGCTCACGCGATCGACGATCGCCCCGGCCAGTCCGAGAGCGTCCATTCGATCCGCGGCGAAGCCGAGGATGTTCGTGGGCGTGCGGACGAACGGGAGGAACAGACGCAGGAGCGGATGCGAGGCCACGAGGTTCTGGACGCTATGACCGATGCTGCCGGGTTCCAGCGGCTTCGTGAAGGTGTAGTATTCCGCGGTATCGACGGCCCTGGCGGAGACCTCCTTGAACCGATCGGGGGTCTTCTTCCACCATTCCGCGGCGTCCGCCCGAGCGGCGAGCCGGAGCGCGCCGTCGTCCATCGCCGGGTTCGCCTCCTTCAAGGCGCTGTAGCGGTCGGCCACCACGCTCTCGAAGGTCAGCGCGTGGCCCTTGTCGAAGACCGCCTGGAGCCCGTCGTTGACGTACTTCACGGTCTCCGCGGCCCCGAGCTTGGCCGCCCGAGCGTCCGCAAGCAGCGCCATGCGGGCTTCCGCCCGCGCGATGCCCTGCTTGAAGAACTCGTCGGTCGCACCGAGGATGCGCGCGGGAGTGCGCCAGATGGCTCCGAGGCCGTTCGTGATCGACCCCAGGGGGCCGCTCTGGACGTTCCCCGGGAGGAGCTTGCTCGTGATCCCGGGCTCGCGGATGTTGTCGACCGAGTCGCGGACGTACCGCGTCAGGACCGACTCTCCGCTGCCCATGGCCGCCTTGGCGACGTTCAGGGCGTCCCAAGTCGAGCCCACGAGGCCCGTCAGGTAGTCGGTCGCCCGGCGGATGCCGTCGAAACCCTCGCCATGCAGGGCTTGAAGCGCCCCGCCCGCGTAGAGTTCCAGCGGCCGCAGGATGCTCGTCAGCATGTTCGACGTGGCGTTGGCGACCAGCGTGCGCGGACCGGACAGGAGGTTGCCCATCCAGTATTCCGTGAAGGCGTTCCACAGTTGCGCCTTCCGCTGAGCCGCGGTCGCCTTGGAGAGGAACTCCGGGACGCCCGCGGTCTTCGCCTCGCCGTCCGGACCCCCCAGCGCCGACTTGGCGGCCTGGTTGGCCGCCGTCAGCGTCGAGGTGAGCTTGCCGGACTGCTGGAGGCCGAGGAGTTGCTTCATCAGCTTCAGGACCTCCTTGCGGCCGCCCAGGTCTTGCACGAGCCGGGACGCCGCTTCGGGGGTCATCTTGTACTGCTGGAGCAGGGCCTCGGTCCGGCGCTCGGCGGCCGTCAGAAGACGGTTGCCGGGCTGCGCCGGAGCGAATCCTCCGCCCTCGCCGGGCTGGCCGAGCGGGAGGTTGCCCTCGGGCGCGGTCGGCGGAGCGAAGTCGACCGGGTGCATCCCGCCGTCCCCCGGGGGGAAGACGAGTTCATCGGCCGGGATCGGCTTCGCCGGAACCGGAGAGAAGAGCGCCCCGGGCTCGCCGGACTGGTTGAACGGCAGGCCACCGGCGGGCTCCCCGGGCTTGGTCGCCTGGAGGCCTTCGGCACTGACGACGCCCTGCGGAAGCTCCCCGTTGAGAGGAAGCTCGCCCGGCTTCGGCCCCGCCGGAGCGGGCTTAGCGGCCGCCAGTCCCTCCGGGCTGGTCACGCCCTGCGGAAGCTCCCCGTTGAGAGGAAGCTCGCCCGGCTTCGGCCCCGCGGGAGACATCGTGAGCGTCCCGCCGCCGCCTTGGTCGAACGGGAGGCCGCCTGCGGGCGCGGCCGCGGGCTCGGCCTTGAGGCCGCCCTTGGGGGCCTCGCCGTGGGCCAGGGCGTCCTTGAAGGGGAGCCCGACGAGTTCCGAGGCGTTCCCTTCGTAGGGCGGCGGGGTCACGGACACGGAGGGCTTCTCCGCTCCCTTGATCTCCGCCGCGGACTTCGGGACCGGCTTGGACTTGCCCGGCTTCAGCGCCTCGACGGCCCCCTCGGCGACCGGGGCCTTCAAGGCCGACAGCGACCGGGAGACTTCACGCACGCCGCGCCGGACGTTGACCGTCAGCGAGGCGGCGTCGTTCATCATGCGGATCAGGACGGCGAGTTCGGCGTCGGTCGCCGAGCCGTCGTAGACCGCGGCGGAGTGCTTCTCCAGCGCCGTCGAGAACTCCGAGGCCGTCTGCCGAAGCAGGCGGCGGCCGGTGTACATGACGCTGATGAGCTTCCGCATCTGGTCGGGAGCGCCCTTCAGGGCGGACATGACCGGCTCGAAGCCGTCGCCGCCGCGGACGTTCTCCTTGAACCACTCCGAGGCGTTCTTGGCGATGCCTTCCAGGTCGGTCGGCGAGGAGTTCGCCAGGACCTCGTTGATGACGGGGGCCTGGGCGGACTCGATGCCGCGGATCGTGGCGATGACCGACTCCGGAGAGTCGAGACCGCGCAGGTTCAGCGGACGGTCGGCCAGCATCGGATCGAACTGCGACAGCACGGCCGCCGCATCCTCCGGGTCGCGGAGGTCGATCTTCGCGCCCTTGGCCGTCTCGGCGGCCTGCTGAGCCCGCTCGTAGACCGCCTTGACCTCGTCCGTCGTCGCGCCCGCGGCCCGACCGAAGTCGGCGTCCGAGACCGCGCGGCCGATGAGGCCGGTGTTGGAAATGCGGACCCCGCCCGCGCCGGACATGAAGGCGTCAAAGGCCTTTCGCGCCGGATCGAGGCCGAACTTGGCCCCGAGCGCGCCGAAGAGGTCCGAGACCCACGCCTTGCCCGCCGCCCAGACCCGGCTGAAGCCGGACTTGGAGGCGATCTCCGCCTCCTTGGCGAACTGGCTCAGGGTGCGGTCGGCCATGGACTCCGCGAACCACTCGGACGGCGAGAGGTACTTGTAGGCCTCCCGGGCGATGCCGAGGGCCTGCTCGTAGGGGTGCCCCTGGCGGACCAGGGCGGCCACGGTGATCTTGCCGCCGTCCTCCATCGCCTTCGCGATGGCCGGATTGGCCTTGGCCCAGGCGGTCTTCTCCGCGGCGAACTGCCCGAGGAGGCCGTCGACCTGGGAAGCGGTCAGGTTGCGCTCCAGCGAGTGCCAGAGTTCGTGCAGCATCGTCCGCTGGAACTCGCCCTTGCCGATGGCCGAGGCCGCGATATCGACGGTGTTCTTCAGGTAGTTGAAGCGACCTTCGGGGCCGAAGTCGTTGATCTTCAGCGTCAGGTCGCCGAACTGCGTCTGGCCGACGCGGTTGGCGAACTCCGAAACCAGGCCCACGTCGCCGGGGGCGATCGGCGGCTTCATGCGGTCGAGTTCGGCGCGCGTGAGGTTGCCCTCGGCCCGCATGGCCTCGCGCTCGGCGTTGTACTTCTCGATGTAGTCGAGCATGCCCTGGACGCCGGGCTCGGAGCGGACCGGGTTGCCCCCTTCGATCGCCCCGGGCACGTCCTCGATCGCCCGGTAGGCGACCGCGGGAGCGCCCTCGGCGGCCGCAGCGGGGGCCGGGAGGTCTCCGAACATGGACAGACGCAGGGCGTCCGCATCGACGCCGGAGGCGGCCCGGAAGGCCGCCAGCTTGGTCGCCTCGTCGGTCCCGGCATGAAAGGCGGCGACCGCGCCCTTCTTCAGAGCGCCGAGGGTGAGACCGAGGGCCTTGGCGACGCCGCTCGTCAGGGGCTCGGCCAGGATACCGTCCAGGGAGTTCTTCAGGCGGCCCAGGAGTTCCGGGTCCTCGCCATCCGTGGCGAGCGCCTGCGTGATCGGGTTGCGGAGCGCCGGGATGGAGTTCACGAGGTCCGCGAGGCGGCCGGAGTGGCCGTCGAAGAAGGAGAACTGCGTCAGCGCGCCCTTGCCCATGTTGACCAGCCACGGAGCCGCCGCCTCGGCGGACTTCAGTCCGACGCCCGCGGCCTGGAGCCCCTTGGTCAGACCTGCGGTCGCGGACGGAAGCTCGGCCCCGATGCCGAGGGCGTTGAGGCCCTTCCCGGCGAGGCCGAGGAGCTTGCTCCCGCCCACGAATCCGGCGAGGAACTGCGCGATTGGTTCGACGAAGCCGCCGACCTTGGTGTCGGAATGGCCGAGGAGGCGGTTGTCGCCCTCCCAGAAGGAGGGCATCTGGTCTCCCGGAAGGACGGTGTCCACGAGGCCCCAGAGGCCCTTCGCAGCGCCTTCAACCCCGCGCGGGAGCGCGAGGAGCGTGTCCTTGACCGAGAAGAAGTCCTTCTCGGGCGCAGGGGTTTCGGCGTCAGGCCCGGTGAGGGGCTTGAGGAAGCGGGCCGTGCTTGCCGGTCCGTACTCGGTCGGGTCAAAGGAGCCGATAATGGGCATCGTGATGCCTTTCAGGGAGCCAGGTTTTCTTGGATGCGGAAGAAGGAGGCCACGCGCGGATCGTTGTCGAACGGGACGTATCCCGGCCCCGCGGCGTCGAGCGCCTGGAGCATCTTCGTCATGTCCTTGAGAGCGGCCGGATCGTTCGCCTCGTAGGCCTTGCGGTAGGCCGCCAGGTCCTCGCGGGACGTGAAGAGCGCGGTCGTCTGGAAGAGGTTGCGGTCGCGCGCCTCTTGGATGTCCTTCGGAGTGATCTTGATGTCGCCGTTCGGAGAATGCAGCACGCCCTCCGTGAGGATGGAGCGCGGCATTCCGAATCCGGCGAAGGAGTCGAGCGCCGTCTTGGCGTCGGGTACGCCCTGGGTCTTGAGAATCCAGTCGCGGCGCTTGGTCGACCAGTCGAGGATCGCGGCGCGGGTCTCCGGCGTCGCCGCCGGATTGCGCACCGAGACCGCGTCGTAGTAGACCGGCCGGGCCTCGCGGTGGAAGCGGTCGAGGCGGCCTGCGAAGAACTTCACAGGCTCCTTGCGGGCATCCTCGGTCGCCAGGGCCGCCGCGCCCATGCGCTCGACGCGGTCCTGGAACTTCTGCGGGCCGTCCGTCTCCGCCGTCAGGGACAGGCCCGTGGCCGTCTTGTTGAGGCCCGGGGCCTTTTCCAGGGTCGCCGAACGGACCGCCGACTTGACGCGCTCGACGACGGCGTCGTGCGCCTTCAAGATGGAGACCGATCGACCGGCCTCCGGGGTGTCCCAGGCGGAGTCGAAGGCGGCCAGGGCCTCCTTGCGCAGGGGCTCCGCGGCCTTGTCCGCGGCCGCCGCCAGGAGGGCGGACGGCTCGCGGTCGGGGTTGGATTCAAGCACGGCCGCAAGCTGCGCCCGCTTGGCCTCGTCGATCGACCGGGAGAAGTCCTCCAGGGCGGCGTTCCGGCGGGCCAGGGCCGCCTCGGCGACCCGGCGCTGGGAATCCAGGTAGTCCTGCCGGAGGCCCGCCGAAGCGAACTTGTCCCAGGGGATCGGATTCGCCACGGGATTCCGGGCGTAGGCGTCCTGAGCCGCCAGGAGCCCCTTGATGGCCCCCTTGATCGGGGCCACGGTCTTCGCCCGTTGCTCGAACGCGAAGGCCTGGTAATCGCGCAGGGCCTTCCCGTAGGCGGCCTTCTCCTCGGGCGAGGCCTGCCCGGAGGCGACCCTCGCGGCGAGGGGGAGGACGTTGGCGCGAGCGTACTCGGCCGTCGAGAGTTCCAGCAGCGAAGAGGCCTGCTGGAGTTCGGGATGGTCGTCAAGGCCCGCCAGGTCCCCGCGCGTGGCCTCCGCCAGGGAGGCTTGGGTCTGCCGGAAGAGGGGCTCCTGCGCGCCCACGTCCGTCCGGCGGCGCTCGTCGACCGCCTGCCGAATGCGCCCGGCCCCGATCGGGTCGAGGTCCGCGGCGAGCTTCAGGGCGGTGTCGAGGTTGCCCTCGGCGACGGCCGACATGGCCCGCCCAAGGCGCTCCTGGTTGGTCGGCGACTGCGGGTCCAGGGACGAGCCTTGGAGCAGGACCGCCATGCGGTCGTTCAGGACCTTCTTCGCCAGGCCGATGTCCCCGATGCCTGGGTCGTCCTTGAGTTGCTTCTCGTAGGCCTCCGCGGCCGCGCGAGCGCCCGCCATGTCGCCCGTGGTCGCCTTGGCGGCGATCTCGTTCAGGTGCGGCAGCATGTACCGGGTGAGTTCGTTCTCTCGACGGGCGGCCGTGTAGACCATCTTGTTGTCGAGGGTGTCGATCTGCGCCTGGTACCGGCTGAGTTCGGTGTAGAGGGCGTCGGCGACCTTCGGGTTCGACCCGATCGAGGCCGTGCCGACCTTGATGTCGAGCGCCGATTCGAGGAAGTGCGAGGCGATCTGCGCCCCGCGGAGCTTGGCCTCTTCGGGCGTCTCCCCGGCCCCCTGCTTGCTGTACTTGAGGAAAATCTTGGCGGCCGTCGTGGAGACGGACGCGGCGACGGCCTCGGCGGGCTTGGCGACCGAGTTCAGGTAGATGTTCTTGGTCGCCGAGGCCTCCGCCTTGGCGATGCCCTTGGCGTCCAGCGCCCCGCTCGGGGAAGCGTCCGCCAGAGTCTCCAGGTCGGTGACGACGGCGTTCTGGGCGTTCGAGCGGACGGTGTCCCGCAGGACCTCGTCCAGCGAGGTGCGATAGGCGGACTCGGCCTGGCTGTTGGCCTCGGTGACCGCCAGGTGCGCCTCGGCGGCGAAGATCGGGGAGTTCGCAAAGGCGGGATCGACGCCCTTGGCGAGGGCTTCCCAGGCCTTAGAGCGGAGTTCCTGAAAGTCGCGCGGGACGGCCGGAAGGCCGGTCGCGGGGTCGATCGACTTGGCGCGGTCGACCTCGTCCCGCAGGGAGGCGTCGAGAGCGGCCGAGTAGCGGCGGCCGAACTCGCGCCCGAGGAGCTTCCGGTAGGCCGCCCGGAACGGCGGCGACTGCGTCTCGTCGAGGACGCCCTTGGAGACGAGGGAGGCGAACTCCTCCTGGGTCTTCGTACCGTTGATGTCCGCGGCCGCCTTGGCGACGGCCTGCCGCTCCTGGTCGACGTTGAAGTTGTCGACGCCCGCCTTCAGCAGGCCCGCAAAGCCCGGCGACAGGCTCGCCAGGGCCTCCTGCGTTGCGCCCGCCCCGGACGCGGCCGCGATCCCCCGCGAGAGGGAGATCAGGTCGGGCGTCGGGCCGGGATTCGGGGAGGCCGCGGGGCGGATCTGCGTCGGGAGGTTGAGGTCCGGGGTGTTACGCGGCATGGGTCATCCTTCGTTCTTGAAGAGTCCGACGTTGGCCCCGAAGGCGGCCGTCTGTCCGACCGCCCCGAGGAGCCCCGGGAGTACGCTCTGGGTCCGCTCGGGCGGGGGCGTGGCCCCCACGAGTTCGGCCCGCAGGCGGCGGTGGGTCGCGAATCGTTCGTTGGAAAGCTGGCCCTGAACGGCCCGGAAGTTGTAGAGGGTCGCCCCGGCGGAGAGGGCGGCCTGGCGTTCGTAGTCGCGGGTGATCTCGTCGATCGAGCGCCCGGTCACTCCGTTGGCGGAGGCCGAGGCGGCGGCCGTTCCGGCGGCATCCTTGGCGGCGGCGGTCGTGGCCGTGATGTCCGCGGCCGCTGCGGCGGCCTCTTCGGACTCCCGGCGGCCGAGGGCGGCGTAGGAGCGGATCGCTCCTTCGTTGGCGGCAGCGGCCTGCTCATTGCCGAGTTGAACGGCGGCCTTATGCTCCGCACTCGCGGCCGAGTTGCCGATCAGAGTGGAGGCCAGCGACGAAGCGGCGCTGAAGGCTCCATAGGCGGCGGTGGCGGCCGCGGGCGCGAGCATGAAGCACATTGGTTCAGTCTCCGTACCGGAACAAGACGCACTGGATGGTGTCGCGGATCGTGATGCCCGAGGCCGTGAAGGCCGGGCGACAGCGGGTGCTGCGGACGCCCGGGCGGCGGCCGAGGTGGATCAGGAGCGGGCCGCGGGCGGCCCAAAGGGTCGTCGGAACGACGTTCCCCAGGGGGCCGAAGCGGCGGTACAGTTGCGAGACTATCCGGCGCGCGACGCGCAGGGCGGCCCGCTTGTTTCCGAACATGATCTCGTCGATCCGGCTGGTCCCGAAGAACCAGACGGCCGAGAAGGTCGGGGCGTTCTTCCGCCCCGAGCGGGCGATCTGGTACTCTCCGCCGACGCCGATCGCGGCGACCGGCTCCTTGGTCTGCATGTCGTAGAGGACGCCGCCCCAGCGGGCCGACTTGAAGGCCGTGAGGACGGCCTCGACGCAGGTCGGAAAGAAGGTCCGGGCCTCGGCCACGTCGGTCGGCCGGAGCGTCCTCGCGATCGTGCGCTGCACGGCTTCGGAGGGCGCTCCGGGGTGAAAGTAGAGGCCGAGGGCGGTCAGTTCTTGGTGCGTCCCATGAGAGAAGTCCGGAAAGTCCACGAGATTCCTCCGAGTGCGAACGGTACGGCAGAGTCGGACGTGATTCGCACCTTGGCTTCCGTCTCACGGAGGCGCACCGGGAACCGGAACGAGCCGGACATCAGGACGGCCTCGTCGAGGACGACGGAGCCGTTCGGGGCGGTGTAGTTCTGCGTCCAGGAGCGCCCGTCCCTGGCCGTCACGACGACGGAGAAGGGGCCGGAGTTCCCGAACTGGACCGCCCCGCCCAGGACGGTCGCCTCGGGGTCCATGAGGCCGTACTTGCCGACCGACTCCTCCGGGACGCGGAGGATCGGCTGGTCGATCTCGCAGTAGGCGGTGTACGTCTCGCCGATCCAGTAGGAGCCGGAGGTCCGGTCTCCCAAGACCTCGACGTAGGACGGCGTCGCGCCGACCGCGGAGGTCCCGAGGACGGCCAGGGGCACGCCGTCGTCCGTCACGACGGACATCGAAGTCGTCGCCAGCCGGTACGGCAGGGTGAACTTCGTGCGGTTCGTGGCGGAGTCGTAGGTGCGCGTCGTAGACGCCTGGCTGACGCGGCGATCGAGGCAGGTCGGATAGGTCCGCCCCGGGTCCACGAAGACCGTGGACATCGGGATCGTCTCAAGGTAGAGCCCGTCGGCGTACTTGATGAGGACGTGCAGGTTGCCCTTGAGGAACTCGAAGCCGACCACGGAGCCGCTGAAGGCGTAGATCGTCCAGGAGAGCGCCGACTTCGTGTCCCCGTTCCAGAAGAAGCGGTGGACGTAGAGCTTCGTCGCGTCGTTGTCCGTGCGGACGGCCACGGCGTCGTCCGCTCCCGAGCCCTTGAGTTCCAGCGCCATGCCGGGGATGAAGTCCGGACAGGCAATGTTCGACTCGGAGGGCAGGAAGCGGACCGAGGAGCCGTCCGTGCGGATCAGTTCCCTCAGAATGGTGGTGCTGGAGCGGGAGGTCGGAAAGAAGACCTGCCGACCCACGAAGACCGGGTCCGCGCCCGTCGAGTATTCGGAGTCGAAGGCCGAAACCTGCGACATCGCGACCGTCTTCGGGCTCAGGCGGTCCGTGAACGTGAGGGCGAACGTGGCGAAGGAGGAGAAGACGGCCACCACGTCCTCGGACGGGACGGCGGCGTAGTTCAGCGAGACGTAGGGACCGGAGTACCCGATCTCGATGCGCTCGGTGTCCGGAAGCGACTGAAGGGTCGTCCGAAAGAAGTTGTTCGGGTCCCCGCCTTCGGAGAGGTCCACGGTAGGCCCCGTGAGGAACCCCAGGCGGTCCTGCCAGTAGAACATGCCGCGGATCGTCGAGCCGACGAAGGCGGGGTTCGGGTTGGTCGTGGCGTCGCCGACGATGCGCTCCGTCCAGGGCGGGCGCTCCCACTCGAAGTAGACCGAGTTCGGGACGCCGGTGACCGTGCCGAGGGCGTCGTCGACCTTGCGGGTCAAGCGGTGCGGCATCGTCGAGGCGTCAAAGCCCTTGACGACGTTGTAGCCGTTCGACTCGACCCAACGTCCCTCGCCGAAGGCCGTGCCTCCGGCCTGGGCCTGGAACTCGACGTAGAAGTCGTCGGCGTCCGTGTCCGTGGAATCGCCGTCGATCAGGACCTTGGCCCCGCCTTCGCAGATGAGCGGGAGGTCGCTGATGCGGGCCGCGTGGCCCAGGATCGCCAGCATGGAGCGGTCGCCGTCCGCGTCGGACGTGCGGATCTCCGTGAAGGCCGTGCCGACGGTGAGACGCAGGACGCTCCCGACGCGGGTCGCGGTGACGCCGGATGCGCCGGTGCCCGCGTTGATCTGGAGCTTCAGGTCCTCCGCGATGTCCTCGGTCTTGATGGAGTTGATGAAGCCCGAGCCGACCGTGCCCTTGCCTGCGGGCGGCGGAACGAACGGCGTGGCGACGTTCTGATAGGTCAGGCAGGTGTAGGTGAACGTGCCGAGCGTCGAAGTGAAGGTGATGGTGTACGACTTGTCGTAGTTCCCCTGCTTCACGAAGACGAACCCGAGGCCCGCCGTAGAGGGGCCGGAGGTCGTCGCGCCGCCCATGGCGACGGCCTTGTTCGTGTTGAGGACGTAGACGTAGTCGCCCGCGCGAAGGAGCCGAATCTGGCTCCGGGTCGCCCCGGTGAGGTAGCCGAGGCCGATCGAGTTCTTGAGGAAGAACTCGACGCCGGTCGTGCCGTCGAAGACGCGGACGGAGCCGTCGGCGACGAAGGCGTGATAGAGGCTGCCGTCTCCGCGTTCCCAGCCGAGGGTCCGGTAGTCGGGGACCGGCGTGGTCCCGCTGAGCTTGGCGACGTGGATGCGGGGGTTGCGCTTGTGGCAGCCGCGGACCAGACCGAAGTCGGCGTTGCGGGAATCCGTCATGCCCGGCGGCTGGCGCAGGGGGAGGGACTGCCGGGTCACGCCGCGGAGGGGGGCGGAGACGGTGAGGGTCTTCATCGGCGGGGTCCGAAGAGGTACTGCGTCCGCGAGTCGAGGATGGAGTACCGACCCGGCGGGGAGACGTAGCGTTGGAAATCGGCCGATGCCATGAGGAATCGAGTCTGCGCCGCGGAGCGCACCTCGGCGTCCACAGCCCCGCCCGCGAGCGAATGCAGGGCGGCCTCGGCGGTGCAGAAGGCCTGCGCGGGGGCCTCCAGTTGGTCGAACGTCTGCTTCTTCACGATCCGCAGGGTGACCGGCGACGTGAAGACATCGGTCGAGCCCACGAGGTCGTAGAGCAGGCCGCCCGCGATGCGGTACCGATGCTCGTCCGTGGGGTAGTACGGGAGGACCTGGTTCACCTCGGCCGGGACGATGATCTTCCCGTCGCCGTCGGGGGTGAACTCGCGGATCTCGGTGTTGAAGAAGAAGGACCGCTCCGAGAGCCGCCGGGCGGCCGCCTCAATGGCGGTCACCGCGGCGGCCACGGAGGCCCCGTAGGGGGGCGTGACGGACTGGACCGGGGCCTCCCCGAGGAGCGTCAGGATGTCGTTAACGGCTTCGATCAGCGTCATGGGGAGGCTCCGGTCAGAGAATCACGGAATCACGATCTTCGCGCAGTTGTCCGGCCGCCAGTAGTTCATACCGGTCAGCGTGGACGCCTTCACGAACCAGGCGTGCAGATCGTCCTTCCAGTTGACCTCCATACGGAGGCCCGCCGCTTGGACGCCCGCGAGCGCCTTCGGGCCGAACGCGAGCATCTTCACCTTCGTCATGTCGACGCCGTAGGTGTTGCCCGAGCCGCCCTCGGTGTTGTTGGTGTAGTTCGCCGCCGACGCCACGCCGGTCGTGTCATCCGACGGGAGAAGGTTCGAGACGATGATACGGAAGCCGTAGATCATCCCGACCTCGCCCTGCGCGAGAGAGCCGTTGCCCTGCGGATTGTAGTCCGTGTTGAGCAGGTCCTTCGCCGCCATGATGAGCGAGTAGATGTTCGGCGTCAGAATGAGCCAACGCTGGTCCTGCGGGACGCTGCGCTGGTCGAACGCGACCTTCACCTGGCGGATCGCGTCGAGCGCATCCGAGGCCGAGGTGTGGACCGTCGCCGTGCCGGTGATCGACACGCCGCCCTGCCACTTGGCGTTCGAGCCGCCCGAGACCGGGGCCGAGGCCGCCGCGCCGAGGGCGATCAGACGCATGCCGATGATCTCCTGGATGTCGGCCATCTGCGTGCCGATTTCACCCGCGTAGATCATCCGCTGGTCCCAGTGGTTGATGAGGCGGTCCCACTCGTTGACGACCGTCGCACCGATGAGGACGCGGTCGGCGTGGATCACACGCTCGTTGTTCGGAATGTTGGAGACCATTCCGTTCGCATCGTCGAGGATGTTCGTGCCGGGAACGTGGAAGCGCGCAATCGCCGAACCGACGAGGGGCAGCGAAATCGACTTCGCGCCCGAGAGCGCGAACTTGCGAACCTTGGAATAGACCGCGAGGGCGTTCTTGTACGCCGTCGCGACCTCGCCCCCGAAAATCTTCAGGAGCAGGGAGTCCGTATTGCCCGCGGCGTTCACTTGGCCGGGGCGCGGATTCACCACAGACGGATAGGTGACAGTCACGATTGACTACCTTTGAAACTTGGGAACTGTCGAAACGGGAACCGGCTTGCGCCGGACATCGCCTCGACCGCCTTCGATTGCGTTCTCAATCGGTTGTCCGCTCGTAAGCGGGCCGCGATCATTCAAACGAGGAAGGTCTCGGATAGGCGCGGAGGGACTTGAACCCCCAATCACTCCCGTATCAGGGGAGGACTCTACCATTGAGCTACGCGCCAGAAAAGCAGACAGTGGGCATCGAACCCCACACTTCCGCATCCTATATGCGGCGTCCTACCATTAGACCATGTCTGCGCCCACGAACTTGTCGGCCCCCGTGGGTGGTGGGGCAACAGGCGGGGCAGGCCTCGAACCTGCGACCTTGCGGTTAACAGCCGCGCGCTCTACCTACTGAGCTACCCGCCTAAAGCGAGGGGCCGCCCCGAAGGACGGCCCCGGTTCTATCACACGAAGCCTTCGATTCCGGCCGCTTGGGCCGCCCGGGCCTTCGCCATGACTCCCATGCGGAAGTCTTCGTCGGTCAGGTACCGCTTGTCCGCGAGGTCGCGGTTCATCTGGTCGAAGTGCGTGTAGCCGCCGCTCGGATTCGTGACCGGGGTCACGTTCGCGCCGGGGACCACGGCCGCCGTGGCCGTCTTCGCCTGCATGAACTGGACGGCCTGCTTGACCTTCGCCGGGTCGCCCGACAGGAAGGCCCCGTTGACGACCTTGATCTCGCCCTCGTTCAGCACCGTGCCCGCCGCGGTGCGGAGCGCGTCGAAGGCCTCGGGGCCGCCCGCGTACATGCGCGCGAGTTCCGCCACGGCCGCATCGGCCGTCCGGCGCGTCGCCACGATCCCGTCCAGGACCGCCTTCGGGACGCCCGCGGTCGTCAGCTTGGCCTCGAAGTCGCCGAGGTTGCCGTTCGCCGCATAGGCCTCCGCGGCCTCGCCCATGAGCTTCCCGAGGTCCGCTCCGGCAGCGCCCGGGGCCGGAGTCGCGGGAGCCGGGGGCGTGCCCGCGGGCTGCGCCGGGGCCGCTCCGGCCGCCGGAAGGGGCGGCGCGGCGGGGGCCGCAGGCGCAGGGGCCGCCGGGAAGAGAGCGCCGCCGTTGTAGGCCGGAGGGGCCGCAGGCGCGGCCGGGGCCTTGGCGGAGCCGAGGCGGGCTTCAAGCTCGTGGTAGGACCGGACGAAGTCCTCCATCGACTTGAACTTCTCCGGCACGCCCGAGGGGAGCGTTCCGGCCTTCTCGATGGTGGACGCGGGCATCACGAGGTCGGCCCGCGTCGGGGTCATTTCATTGACGACGATGCCGTCGGCCATGGCGTCGGCCGAGACGACCTCGGTCGCGTTCGGGGAAAGTTCCGTACTCATTGTGGGGTCTCTTGGGTCGGTCCGGGTTGTTCAGGAAGCGGGGGCTGGGTTCGGGAGAGGGCCGTCACCGCGGGTCCCGCGGCCGACTTGGCGACTTCCATCATCTGCTGCTGCTGCTGCGCGCGTTGCGCCGCGAGCCGTTCCTTCTCCATCTGGACTTCGTTCTTGATGAATCCCCGTCCGTTGACTCCGGCGGCCGAAGCGACGGCCGTGAGCAGCTTGCCTGCGTCGATGTAGGGTGCAACCGTGGCGAGCATGGGCTGGGGGATCGAGGCGAAGAACTCGTTGATGCGCTGGAGGTCGGCGGTGCGGCCGAGGGCCTCCGCTCCGGTGACGATGACCGGCTCCGCCACGTTGCGGATCTTGCCGATGACCTTGTCGTTCTGGAGCCGCTTCAACAGGCGGTCGAGGATCGGGCGCTGGAGGGACGCCGTGAGCGTCGAGTAGATGCCGCCAAGCTGGATCTCAAGCTCGCGGGCGAGCATCCGGATCTCTTCGGCGGTCACGCGCTCGCCCTGGCGTTGGGCGGCGAAGTTGCTGATGAAGGCCCGGCGGAGGCGGCTTTCGATGTTGCCTGCGATCTGCGCCAGGTCGGCGAGGTCGAGGTGCTTGTCCGCCTGGATCGCGAAGACATCGTCCCGGCGGGCCGTGATGAAGCCGCCGTTGGGCGTCTCCGAGGCGTCCTTCGGATCGAAGATGGCGTTCGGCGGGCAGCCGAAGAGGAGGCGGGAGGCCGCCGCCGCGCCGGTCACCGCGGCATGCGAGAGGCCGTCGTAGGTGGCGAAGTCGCCGATGTACTCCTCGACGATCCCGCGGGCGTAGTTCTCGTTCGGCAGGAGGTTGATCGGGACGACGATCAGCGGGGGCTCGTCGCCCGGCTTCAGGCCGTCGGCCCCCGGGAGCATCACCGGGGTCCCGTCCGAGAGTTCCTGCGTGATCTTGTAGCGGCCGTCGGGCTGGAGTTCCTGGCGCGTGTAGAGGTCCACGTCGCCGCGCTCGACCAGGCCGGAGCCGGTCCCGCGCTCGCCGGGGTCGCCGACGGCGGAGTCCGCCTTGCGGAGTTGCTCGGCCCGCTCGCGGACGCCGACAGGAAGGTCCGGGATCGGCGTGGCCGCCTTCAGGATGATGCAGCGGAACTTGTCGCCCGCCCGTTGGCACACGAAGCGGTCGAGCGGGAAGGCCCGCAGGCCGCTCCGGGGGTCGTCCCAGAGGAGGACCATGCCGGTCACGACGGCGAGCCGGATCGCCTGATGGAGTTCATGCCGCGGAACGCGGACCGCGAACTCCTTCATCATCTTGTTCTCGACGACCGAAAGCTGGGCGTCGATGTCCGCCCGGATCGCGTCCCCGAGGACGGGGTCGGGCTGGCCGCTCTGGTCCTTGGTCTGCTCCCGGATCGTGCGCTCGGCTTCGGCGGAAATGACGAAGCGGAAGAAGGGCGCGTTCGGCGGGAAGAGGGCGAGGAGCAGGCGGGCCGTGAGGCCGTTCACGCACTCCGCCCCGAGGGCCTGCCGACGGTCGCTGAGGTCGCCGCCCGAGGCGACGAGCGTGAAGAGCGCCGGGATGGTGAGGGCGGCGGCCGTCTGCGCCCGGGTCAGGTACGGGGCGCGCTCGGTCGCCAGCCGCTCGTACTCCTTGCGGAGTTCGCCGACGTTGTTGCTGCCGGGGTCGGGCATGTTGGTCTCAGGAGGTCAGGCCGCCCACGGCCGGAGCCGCGGGGGAGGTCGTCACGCCGCCGAGGGGCGACACGAGGAGCGGGCCGTTGGGGTTGAGGCGGCGTTGGCGGTTCCGGGCCGTGACGTAGGGGTTGTCCCCGGCGCGCAGGGCCGTCTGCTCAGGAGCCGCCGGGGGCGGGCTGGCCGGTTGCGGGCGGGGGATCTCCGGCTGGCTGAAGAAGCACATCGGCGGTTAGTCCTTTCGGAGCATCGGCTTTGGCGAGGACGGAGGCGAGATCGCAGGCCACCTGGTAGCGGCCGAGCGCGAGCGCGATCCGTTGAAGGTTTCCGGTCTGGACGCCGAGCGTCACCTCATTGATGAGGGCGGCGGCGTTATTCCACAGGACCAGTTCCTTCAAGGCCTTAGAGATATCCATGGTGGCTCTCATAGTGGTGGGGCCGGAGAGGCCTCCGGCGGCGTAAACATGGTGACGGCAGCGGTTTGGGGATCGTAGTCTCCGAAACGCAGAATCCGGGCCATGCGGGCCTGCCGCAGGGCGTCCTCGGGCGTCTGCTTGAACTTCCGGTAGACCGCCAGCACGGCGGGCCAGAGGCCGCCCGCGGCCGCAACGGCCTCCGGCGTCAGGCCCTCCTCGGCCGCCTTCGGTCCGGCCCCGCGGCAGCCCTTGTAGCCGTCCACGGGGTCCCCGGTGATGGTCTGCCGGGCGTGCCAGCGGTCGGCCTCCTGGTCGATGACGACGGACTCGATCCCGCTGGAGAGTTCCCGCAGGCGGCAGGGGACCCCGCCGAGGTCCTTGTCGTCGGTGGCGATCCACAGGGCGGCCCCGGGGGCCGTCGCGGCGATGCCGAGGATGTCGTCGCCTTCCAAGCGCGGAAGCATCACGGTCGGGTACCGGGAGATCAGCCGCTTGCGGAGCCAGTCGAACCCGAGGGGCTTCTCGGCCCGGCGATTCGACTTGTACTCCGGGAACTCGTCCTTCCGCCAGTTCTCCTTGTCCGAGAGGGCGAGCCAGGGCGTCTCCCCGCTCGGGCAGGCGACGGCGATCTTCTCCCGAAAGTAGCTGACGGCGGTCGGTACGTCGATCGTCGTCGTGCGGGAGGGCGGCTCGCCCTCCGCTCCCGGCCACTCGTCCGTGCGCTGCGCGACCGAGAGGACGCGGTAGACGAGGAGGTCGGCGTCGATTAGCACGACCTTCGGGTTCTTCGCCGCTTCGAGTAAATCGAGGTAAGACTTCAGCACAGCGTTGACTCCAGGTTGGCGAGGCCGTCGGCGGCGGACGCCGGAAACGGGAACGACCGGCGCTTCTCCTTGGCGAGCCCGAGGACCGCGTCGGAGGTCCGGCGGCGGCCCTTCAGGGACTCCAGGATGAGCCGGGCCTGCGCCGCCTTTTCGATCAGGAGCGGGGCCAGGTCGGCCACAAGACGCCGCGCGCCCGGCCCGTGGACCGCCCACTCGTACATCTGGCGCGGGTCCTTGAAGCGGGAGTCGGGCGGCTTGCGCCGCAGGGTCCCGCCGTAGACCTCACGGAGCAGGGCCACGGCCGCCGGGACGACAGCCGAGACGGACACGCGCGGGCAGATGCCCTTGAGCCGGAAGCATCCCTCGCCGTCCAGGTACCCGGCGAGGTAGGCCCGCTCAGTGAGTGTCGGCCCAGGTCTTCCCGATCTTCGCTTTGCCGTCCAACCGGCAGCGGAAAGCGAAATGCTCGCCGGACCGGCGGATGGAACCGGCCGCGATCTCGGCGACGAGCGGCGAGGCTTCGGGGCGGGACGTGATCTGCCACTCGTCATGGACATGCAGCACCGGCTTCCAGTCTTGAAGAAGAACGAGGCCCCGCTCGCGCAGGGAATCCCGGCAGAGAATCGTGGCCTTCTTGACCAACACGGCCTCGCAGGACATGAGCAGCGAGTTCAACATCGCGTGCTTGTGGCGGATTCGCAGCGGGCGGCCGTCGAGGGCCAGGAGGTGACCACGAGTCGCCAGGGCGCGCTCCAGGTCCTTCTTGAGTTGGCCCATGGCGGGAAACTTGGCGATGAACTTCGCCTTCAACCTGGCCCCGTCCGCGGCCGTGCCGCCGACGATCTTGCCGATCTTGGCGTCGCCTGCGCCGAAGAGCCAGCCGTAGATGAAGGTCTTCGCCATGTCGCGCGTCGCGAGTCCGGCGGCCTTCTGGTTCTCGGTGTGGATGTCGCCTTCGAGGACAATCCGTGCGTACTCGCCGCCGTCGTACCTGGCGAGATAGTGCGCCAGGCAGCGAAGCTGGAGTCCCGAAGCGTCCACGCCCACCAGGTCCCAGCCCGGATCGGCCATGAAGAGCGCGCGGAACTCGTGCCCGAACTCGGACTTCTCCGAGGGGACCTGCCCCAGGTTGGGCCAGGCGTGCGAGCAGCGGTGCGTCACCGTGCCGATCGAGGACATCGACCCGAAGATGCGGCCGTGGGAGTCGAAGCGCATGAGCGCCGACTTCCCGTCGGCAAGCTGGCCGATGCGCTTCTCCAGCATGAAGTAGCGCGCCAGCGGACCGGCCTCGGGGATGTCCTTGACGAGCTTCTCCAGGATCGTGTCGTCCAGCTTCGGCGAACCGGCGTCGGTGAAGACCTCCGGGACCCAGCCCTTGCTTTGCAGGAAGGCGGCCACTTGAGGGCGCGAGGCGGGGTTGAAGGGATGCTCCTTGACCTTCGTCTTCAGTTGCTCCAGGCGCGGCGGGACGAGCGCCACGAGCTTCGCCGCGAGCGCCCCGTGTTCCGACCGCAGCTTGAGCAGGAGGTCGGACGCGGCCGCGGAATCGAAGGCCACGCCGCAGAGCATCTGGTCCATGAGGTACGAGGCGAACGCATGCTCGGACCGCAGGACGGCCTCGGGCAGGCCCCAGGAACGCTCGCGGAGGTACAGGTCGTAGCAGGTCTTCACGTCCTGCGCGCAATACTTGAGCATTTCCTCGTTGAAGGCCTCGAAGCCGCCGGTGTACTCGCCCTTCTGATTCGGAAGGCCGACGCGCTTGGCCCAGGTGCGGAGGGAGTGCGGGAGCTTCAGGTCCGGACCCTTGAGCAGGCCCTTCTTCACGAGCTTGGCGTCAAGCTCCTTCGTGTCCGGGAGCCAGATGTTGCCGACGAGCTTCGTGTCCCAGCACTTCTCCTCCGGGATGTCGACACCCCAGACCCGCTTCAAGACGGGTCGGTCGAAGGACATGAGGTTGTGCCCGACGACCACTTCGGCTTCGTCGATCTTCTCCTGAAGGATTCCCGAACCTTCCTTCGTCGGGCAAACCAGTTGATCTTCCTCCGGCCAATAGGGATAGCCGTTCAGTTGCGCCACGCAAACGTGGATCGTGTCGACGGCTCCGACCTTCTCCACCTCGGGGATCAGGGTCGTCTCGATGTCCAGAGTCAGGACTCGCATGGCGGGGCTCCGGGGGTGCGGGAATGCAGGAGGAAGAAGGGGTTGTCCGACCCGAACGTCTTGAAGGAGTCCGCCATGCGCTTGAAGGCGTCCCGCACGGTCGGCCCGGAGGCCTCCCACTTGCGCGGCTCCTTCACTTCCCCGCCCGCCGGAAGTTCGATCGTCAGGACGTAGCCTCGGGCGGGATCGTAGCGGACGAAGAAGTGCCCCATGTCAGAACTCCGTGGCCGGAACCGGCCCTTCGGTCTTGGTCTCCGGAACGGCCGAGAACTCGGCGACCGGGTTGAAGATGCCTTGATTCACGTCGTAGTCGAGTTCGTCCTGGAGCCCCGTGAAGCCGGTCTTCCGGTTCTTCAGGATGCGCAGCTTGCAGCGGTTCGGGAACGTCTCGTCCTGCTGATTGCGCTCGACGCCGACGACCACGTCCGCCAGTTGCCCGATCGAACCCGAGCCGCGCAGTTGCGCCAGCGAGGTTTCGCCGCCCTCTTCGTGCGGCGTGCCGACCGGCCGCTTCAGGTGGGAAATCACGACGATCGCGCAGTTCGTCTCTTCGGCCAGCGTGCGGAGCTTCGTCATGATCCGGTCGATCAGGATGCGTTCGTTGTCGCCCTCCAAGCCCGAGACCACGATCGAGAGGTGGTCCAGGATGATGAGGTCGCAGCCCGCCGAGACCCGCATGTACCGGATCTGGGACATGAGGCGGTCCGGGTCGAGCGAGCCGAAGTGGTCGTAGAAGAGGACCTTCCCGTTAACCACGCGCTCCCAGGCTTCGGCGAACCCCGGGACTTCCGCGGGCTTCTCCACGAGGCAAAGGCGCTGCTTCAGGGCGAACCCCACGAGGCCGACCGCGGTCGTCTCCACGGGCTCCTCCAGCCCCAGGTAGCCGACCTTGACCCCGGCCAGGATGTTGTGGTACGCGCAGTACCGCACGATCTCGGTCTTGCCCACGCCCGATCCGGCCGTGAAGACCACGACCTGCCGGGGGAAGATGCCGCGGGTTCGCGCCTCCAGCTTCGTCCACGGATAGTGCGCGATCGGCGTGAGCGTCTTCGCATCCCGCACGCGGGACAGGACCTCGTCCGCCCCGAGGACCCCGTCGGGCCGCCAGGGGCGGGCGTTGAAGACCGCCTTCGCAAGCTCCTCGCCCCGCCCGGCGACGAGCATTTCGTTGGCGTCCTTGAGCGGCAGGCGGGCGATGAAGGCCTTGCCCGGGGGCAGGACCTCGGCCGCCGCCTGGGCGGCCTCTTGGCCCGCCGGGTCGGAGTCGAACATCAGAACCACGCGCTCAAACTGGTCCAGCCACGGGAGGGCGGCGGCGATGTCCGAGGCCGCGCCCGAGGCCCCGTTCTTCAGGGAGACCACGGGCCAGCGGGAGTCGGTGACGTGGGCGTAGCTCAGGGCGTCGATCTCGCCCTCGGTGATGACGACGTACTTGCCGCTCCCCTGCCAGGCCGACTGGCCGAACATCCCGGCCTGCTTGATGGAGCCCAGGACCATGAACCGCTTGTCCTTGAAGCGGAGCTTCTGGGCCACCACGTCGCCCTTGTCGTTCGTCAGGCAGGCCACCTGGCAGGGCTCGCCGCCGTAGACCCCGACGCCGTACAGCATCTTCCGGCAGGCCCGGTCCGTCGTGATGCCGCGAGCCAGGAGCGGGGAGAATCGCAGGGGGACAAGGTTCGCCGGGATGGAGACCTCGTCCCGCTCCGGTGCCGGGCCGTCGCCTTGCACCGTCGTGTCGCACGAGAAACAATGCGTGTGGCCGTCGTCGTAGACGGCCCGCGCATCACTGGAGCCGCACGCCGGGCAGCCCTCGTGCCGGAGGAGCTTGGACTCGGGGTAGTCCATCACTTCACCATCTTGGAGCAGAAGTCCGCGACGCGGGCTCGTGGAAGCGCCACGCGCCAATCGCCGCCGTTCTCGCGCATGAAGATGACGGGAGTCGTGGGGCCAGGAGCGACGGTGGAATCCGACCAGGACTTCTCGACCCACTGGAGAATCTGGGCGGGAACGCTGCGAGCCCACGGGGGATTGTGCCAAGGACCGGCACTGGCCAGGCACGTCAGCTTGTCGCACAGCCAGGTCTCGCCGCGGGAATCGCGGAAGAGCGTGCCGACGCCGATCGCCTCGCGCTCCAACCACGGAATGCTCTTGTAGAACTTGACCTCGATGTGGAAGCCCGGGATGCCGTTCAAGACATCCGCCGCAAGTTCTCCGTCGGATTGCTGCGCCCGGCGGCAACGACCCGGCCCTTCGGCCTTCGCGCCGAAGTGCTTCACGCAGAGCTTGACGACCTCACGCTCGCCGACTTTTCCCTTGGTCCGGCTTAGAAGCCCCATTGGCGTTCCCCTTCTCGCCGCTCTCGCGGCCGTTGTCGATTTTGAACAGGAGGTTCGAGTCCGCCCCGAGGCGCAGGTCCAGAGCCACCACAGGCTCCCCCATCGCCGCCAGGCGGAGCGCCCGGCGGAACGAGGAAAGGATCTGCGCGACGGTGTAGTCGTCGAGGTGGGCCGGAAGGTCCCCCTCGATCCGCAAGCGCCGCGCGGGATTCATCAGAAGTCCGTCCCGTCGCCGGACGGCTCTCCGGCCGCGGTCTCCGGGTCGCCCGCCGCGGTCGGATCGGCCGCCGCTCCCGTGTCCGCCACGTCGGAGGCGTCCGGGATCTCCCCGGCGTCCTCGGGCATGGCCTCGAAGAGGGGCTTGCGCTCGATCAGCTTGAGGACCTGGACGCCGTAGAGGCGGAAGGTCACGCCCGCGCCGGTGCCCGGCTTGTAGAACTGGTGCAGGACGCCCGAGCAGCGGATCGTCGAGCCGCCGTTCACGTCGAGGCCCTTCGCGAGCGGCTTCGCATCGCGGTCGACCAGGCGCGGCGCGTTGTCCTTCTCGACGCCGTTGACCTTGATCGTCTCCTGCGCCTTGAAGCGCACGCGGACCAGGCCGGTCGGGTTCTTGTCGCGGTCCGTGTCCGGCTGGATCGGCAGCGAGCAGGCCTTGACGGTCGGGACGCTCTTCTTCGCCACGGCGACGGCCTGGGCGTGCGCGTCCTTGATCGTCTTGAGGAAGGCCGCGACCTCGGGCTTCTTCGGGTCCAGCACGAGGGAGACCGAGTAGCCGCCGTAGGTCTCGTCCGGAGAGGTGAGCTTGGGGAAGCAGGCGACGCCGACCGGGCTGGTGATCGGCTGGCGGCCCTTCTTGTTCAACGGGAAGTCGATTTCGAGTTTGGGCATGGTGTCACGCAAAAATGTAGGGGGACTGAAGGACCGAATCAAGGTCGATCGGGACCTCCCCGATCGGCGGCGGGGTCTCGGCGGCGGCTCTGAAGTCCGCCAACGGGTCCGCCTTCACGCACTCCACGACGGCCTCGCGGACCGCCGTAGCAAGCAGTTCCATGTCGCCCGCCGGGACGGCGAAGGCGTCATGCACAGTCGAAACCGAGACCACTCCGGCGGCCTTGAGCTTGGACAAGGTCCGGACCAGGATCGCGGCGTCGAGCGAGTGGACGAAGTTCGGGGCCGTGGCCGTCGCCATGCGCTTCGGGTCGAGGGCGTCGACCGGCTCGCGCATCACGAGGCGGCGGCGGATCTTCACCTTGTCGCCGTAGCTCGTCTCGACCAGGGCGCGCCGCTCCCGCAGGTAGCTCTCGACCACGGGGAAGCCCGAGGGCGAACGCCAGATGAGCGCGCGGCCGTCCCGGGCGGCGGCCTCGCCGAGGGCCTGAAGCCACGCCATGAGGGCCATGGGCTCCGGCACAACGGACTGGATCGAGGCCCAGACCAGGTCTCCGAGGTAGGTCAGGTATTCATAGTGGTGGGTTCCGAGAGGGAACGAGACGCCGCGCTCGGCCATGTCGTCGCGGGCGAACTCGACGACGTACTTGCGGGCGCTGAAGACCGTAACCCCGTAGGGCAGGGTCATCACCGCGCGTTTCACGAGCGAGCGCGGCAGGCCGTCCGGGTAGCCCACCTCGGCCCACCATCGGGCGAGGTGCATCTGCGGCCCGGGGGTCTTCGCCGCAGTGCGCAGGTTCTCGGTGGCCGCCGCCGCGACGCGGGCGTAGAGGTCGGCGGGCTTGCCGTCGGCCGGGGGCAGGACGTTGGTCGCCCGGGCCAGCGACTCGCAGTTGGTCAGGAGGGAGTATAGTTGCAGGCCGTTGTTGCTCCCGTCGATCGTCACCGGCAGACGAGAGACGTACTCCGGCCCCTCCGCGTGGTACCGCCAGTAGTCCAGGCAGGCGGCGAGGAACTGCCACGGGGAGTCCGCCTCCGTCCACCACAGGTTCGCCAGCGGGTCGTCGCCGACCTTCAGGACCTCGGCCGCATGCTCCTCGAACCACGCGACGCGCTCGTCGAAGCTCACCTTGTCGACGCCGAAGCAGTTCGCCGTGTGGATCTTCAGCCAGCGCAGGGCGGGTCCGTCGATCTTCCGGCCTTCGGCGAACTCCAGGAGGCCGCGCTCCAGGTCCGAGCCCTGCGGATGCAGGTAGGAGGACCGGGAGTACAGGCGTCCGCGGAAGTCCAGGTAGCCCGCATAGTAGAAGTGCGGCTCCCGGCCCAACCTCTCGGCCGCCCATAGCGTCTTCGCGACCGCGATGCAGCGCCCCTTGCGGGCGTCGTTCTGGGTCGCCGCCGCCGCCGCCGCGCGCCGCCACCGGATCATCGCCTCGGACTTCGGGTCGGCGTCCGTCGGCTTCACCGGGAATGGCTGGCGGAAGGCCGAAGGCAGGCCCCCGACGCCGCCCCCGGCCGCCCAGAGGTGCGCCGCGACCTGCCGCACGTCCTCCGCTATGCGCCACTTCACGGATTGGAAGTAGTTCACCGCGTCGAGGACCGCCGGGCAGGCCCCGTCGTCGATCATCCGGGCCTGGTACTTGGTCCCGTCCGAGACCAAGCGGCTCGCCCGTCCGTACTCCATGCCGACGCCGCCGCCGCGGGAGCAGGTCCAGGGCGTCGGCGGGCTCGTCATGGGCAGGAAGACCGGGCGCAGGGCGGGCAGGGCCGCGTGGTAGTCCTTCAGCCAGGTCGCGAACTCGTCCGTGATGGAGACGACGTAGACGGACCGCGGGCGGCCGAAGATCCGGCGCATCGAGAGGCGGACGGCGATGACCCCCGTCGCCCGCGCCCAGGCTTCGATCATCGCCGCGCCCACCTGGGCGGCCTCCTTGCGGTCGGCGTAGGCCTCCTTGGCGTCCGCCGCCAGGGCTTGCACGAGCTTCCGGCGCTTGTCCGTCTTCGCCCGGTTGCGGGCGATCTTCTTCGCCAGGCCCTTCTTCGCCTTGTCCCCGCGGCAGGCGTCCCGCACGCCCGCCTCGGCGCACAGGAGGCGGCCCACGGTCACCGCCAGGGAGGCCAGGGTGCGCCCGTGGCCGACCCCGTCGAGGATCGCCCGGCCGCCGATCAGGGCGGAGACCTCAGCCGGAATCCGCTTCAACCAGAGGTAGGCCGTGGGCCGCCCGCCGCCCCGCGACTTCTTGTAGGCAGCGACGTACCCCCGGATCTCCTCCGCGGCCTTCTCCACGCAGGCCGCCAAGGCCGCCGCGCCGCCCGGGGTCGCCGTCATGCGGTTCCCGGACGCGCGGCTCAAGGATTCCGCCCGCAGGCGGATCATTTCGGCTTTGTCGGTCACGAGAGTCTCCGGGGTTGAGGAAGGCGTGAAGGCCGCAGTCGATCGCGCAGAGGAGGTCGGCGGTCACAACGGATTCCTCGCAAGCTCGTTCAGGGCGGCGCAGATCGAGGCCATGGTCGCCTCGTTGTTCACCGTGTACGGCAGGGAGGTCACCGGGCGGTCTTCTCGGCGACGTTCCCGGCGGTACAGCCAGACGTAGTTCGGATTGTGGAGGTCGCCGGTGACGCGGGTGTAGAAGATGTCGGGGTGCATCAGGTAGCTCCGCCGGGTCCGCACGGACCGGCATCGGAAACCAGGCCAGTTAGGTACTTCGGAGACTTGCAAACGCAATCGACGTGATGCTTGTACCGCATCCGGCGGCCGCGCTCGTAGCCGTCCAGGAATGCCGAGGTATAAGGAAGAACGGGGCAGCGAATGAAGTCCCGAAGGTCCGCCAAGAATCTTCGGAATCGCTTCAGCGGGGTACGAATCATCAGATACCCTTCTTCTCCAGTCGCGCGATCTCGCGCTCCAGATACCACTTGGCCTTCTTCAGGTCCTCGATCTTGTTCCCCTTCTCCCCGCATCGCCAGATGTACTTCATCGCGTTGCCGAGGCAGAAGTTCATGTGTTCCGTCACCGTGATGCACTCGACGCCCGAGGGATGCCCGGTGTAATGCTTGGGGTGGCACACGGGATCGTTCACAGGGACGAGGTGAACCGCGGGCGGGGCGTCGTCCAAAGGAACAAAGCAGCTTCGGGCCTGGTAGATTCCTTCAGGTCTGCTGCGCCACCCGGCGTCGTACCGAACGTCGATGCCGATATTGCCGGGTCCGGAATCCCGCAGGACCGTCGCACGGTTCTTAGGATCGCGGCTTGGAGTTCCGTCAACCTCGCGTAGCACCACGCGGTCCCCGGGCTTGTAGTAACGAGTCGCCATGTCAATCCCCTTTCCTGTACTTCGGGTCCCAACGCTTCGGCAGATGCCGCAGATCGTCCGCCGCGATGCCGTGCGCCGGGCATCCCTTCGGCTCGTTGTCGAAGTCCACGGCCACCGCCCCGAGAAGGATGCGGTACGACACCGTGCCGCAGTTGAACGGCAGGGGCTTCGGCCCGAAGAACCCCGGAGCCCCCCAGGCACACACCACGCGGTCGCCGGGCCGGAACGTCCGGCGGCGGCTCCCGAAGACGAAGTTCTTCAGACGCCGGAAGAGGCCGCGCATCATGCACCTCGCTTCTGCCAGGCGGCGATGACCTCCGCTTCGAGTTTGTTCGTCTCGGAACGAAGCTCGGCCTCAAGATTCGGGTCGTCTTCCTTCTGCCACATCTGCGCCCGGTCGATCAGCCGGGCGACGAGGATTCGGAACTCGTCAATGGTCATGTCGGACATGTCAAACTCCCCTCTTTCCCACGAGCCGCCCCAGGAATCGCGCAAGGCGTCCCACGGCAGTCTCATGGCGGCCGAAGGCGGTGTTCATGGTCGTCCCGAGGTTCGCCGCGAACTCCTTTTCCTTGCCCGCCGCCTTGGCCTGCGCCTGCGCGTACTGGACGGCGAGGCCCGCGAGGTAGGTCTCCACGTCCCGGCGGGGCTTGCGCCACTGGCCGTGCCGCTTGGCGTTCGAGACCGAACCGAACATCTTCACCGCCTGGGCCTTGTCGGCCTCCTTCTTGAGCTTCAGCACGGCCTCCCTGGTCGTGCCCTCCATGACTTCGGTGCTGGGCATGGTCGTCCTTTCAAGTGGGGAACCCGGTTAGACGGGTTGTCTAACCGGGATTCACGGGATCAGAGGTAGTTCAGCATCGCGGGCTTGGCCGGGGTAGCCGAGCCCTCGGCGAAGCCGACCAGCAGCTTCATCACTCCGCGATCGGAGCCGCGATGAGGACGCGCGCGGGGAACCCTTCGGGGGCCGTAGACGCCTTGAAGAGGATCTTGGTCTGGTTGCTCGCCGCCCCAAAGACGCCGGTGATGTTCTTCACCGAGACGTTCAGGCCGGGATCGCCGAGGGCGATCGGGTCGAGGGTCAGCGTGGCCTCTTCGATCTTCCCGAGGGGGGAAGTCCGGTAGCGGGTCAGGAAACGGATGGTGTAGGTCTTGATCGGGCCGGTGTGCTGGCGGGCGGACTTGGCGGGCTTCGCGGTCTTCTTCACGGGGGTCTCCAGGTCGTCCATCACGACGACTTCAGCCTTGTAACCGGCGATCGGCGGCGATTCCTTCTGCTCTTCGACGAGATCGAGGTCCATGATACAGTACGAGAATGCCTCCGGCGGAAGCCACGTCGGTCGCTTACTCCCGGCGGGGTTGTGAGGACCCGCCGAGCCCCCATCCCGGGTGACCCAAGCATACTCCGAATCGCGGGTGCCCTCGAAGGATACGATCCGCCCCTTCGTGCGGCTCGGGAACTTCACCTGGTCGCCCGGAAGGAAGCCGTTGCGCGGCTGCACGAGGACGCCTGAATGAACCAGGGGGTCCGCATCGGTGATATTCCGGAACCGCCTGCCGTCCGTCACGCTGACAAGGTCGAAGGTCGGGAGCGTCACGCTCTTTTCAAGACGGAAGACCCCGTGAGGCGGATAATGCTCTCCGCTCCGCCGCTCGATGATCGCTCCAGCTTCCCATTTCGTGTTGCGCTCGGTCATGGTTGATCTCCTTGGTCTCTCAAGATACCGCACTCGGGGCCGGACTCAAGCCCCTCCCCGCGAAAATCTGAGGCGGCCCGTCCTGGGTCACCTTGTGGGTCCGGCAGACGGCGATGTTCGAGGCGTAGTTCGACAGGACGAACTCGCAGACCTCGACCGCAGGCTGGTCCGGGGCGATGTCCGGGAGGACCGGCATCGGACCGGAGACCGGCCGCGGGATGAGGAAGGGCGGATGAGCGAGGCCGTCCGGGCAGGCCATCCAGCCGTACTTCGGGCAGCGCAAGGAGGGCCGCCCTCGCTCTTTAGTCGTCTTCATCAATGATCCTCCAAGCACACTTCAGTCCCATCCTCGGCAGCCGCAGTAGTATTCGTCCGTCTTCTCGGCGGGCCGGTACGAGAAGAACGGCAGATCCCAGGAGGATGCCACGGGCTTGCGCGAGCATTCAAAGCAGCGGGCCTGGCGCAGGTCCAGGCGGGGCTTCGGCACGACGATCTCGGACCGCGGGTCGATCCCGAAGCAGATCGCGCAGGAGGGGCCGAAGCGGCCCTGGGACTGCGCGACGTGCCCGCAGGCCATCAGGTAGAACTGCGCGGGGTCGGTCATGACTTCCCCGTGTATACCACGCTGATTTTCGAGATCCCGCGCCCGATCTTCACGCCCCGCAGGAAGGCCTCCCTTTGGGCCGCCGCGCGGCCGTTCTGGTAGGCCATCTTGACCAGCCGCTCGGCCGACCGCAGGCTGACCCATTGACCCTTCTTGTCGGGCACCATGTCGGCCGCGGGATCGCCGTGGTCCTCGTAGGCGTAGGGGCTCCAGGTCTTCATTGGGGGATCTCCTTGCCGTCCGCGGTCCACGGGGCCTGGCCCTGGCGCTCCAAGTGTTCGGCGAGTCGGACCGCATCCCCGACCGCACAGTGCGCCCAGATATCCAAGGCATCGGCATGGCCGGTGTGCTTGAACTCTTCGTGGGTCGACGCCAGAACTCGGGCTGCCGTATCCGCTACAAAGGTCCGGCGCTCCTTCCGGGCCTGAGCCTTCGCCGCCTTGGCCGCCCCATCGAGCGCGGCTTGCGTGAGCTTGGCCCAGACCTCCGGCGACGAGCAGTATCCGAC